AAGATCCTTTGATGATCCGACCATCGGGGGTAAGGGCGACCACCTCGCTAAATTCGGGGTGACCCTTGTATTGATTTAAAACCGGTAGGTTTGTCTTGGCACAACATTTTGAAGTAAAGCCCATTATTTTTCTCCTTTGATGTAAATTGATAAAGCTTCGGGGAAAGGTAAGAGATTGAGAATCGTTTTCGTTTTGAGTTTTTCGTACAGGTCTTTTCGTACTAATTGAACGGCAAGTGCCTCCGCCGTCATTGCTTGGGTTTCAAAGACTTCGCCGTTCTCACCAATGAATAGAATGCGCCTCCTCATGCCGGACTTTAGGTCTTTGATTGCAAGGGCTTCGGTTACTAATTCGCTGATGATGGTATCGGCATCGGGTTGGATCGTTAACACCTCCTCATTAAGCCTCCACTCATGCGGTGGTAACTTATCCGCCTCCGCCTTTAGCAGTTGATACAGGGTGTTAGGGTGGTATGAATGACAACCTCCACATCCTTGGTTTGATACAGTGCCGGCTTTCTTTCCGTCAATGTATACGCTAGCCTCGAAGCAGTAGGTTTCCTGACTGGCAAAATCGGAATGCTTAAGATTTTTCAATTCTATTTTTGCGCCTCCTCCTGTGGTGGTGGTTGGTTTTGTTTCAGTTGCGAGCATGGTTTTCCCCTTTGTGAGTTAATAAAGTTTTTGAATTGTCGGGGCACCTTGTGCCCCTTGTCAGTCACTTATGCGACAGGCGGGCTTCGTGCCGGCCTTGTTCAATTAAACGGCGGGCTTCTGACCTGTCGTCTATTGTTTCCGTCTCTAGCATGGCTCGCAAATTTTCGGCGGGGGTTTGCCCCTTCTCAAATCTAAAGCCGGCTTTTATGTAATCGTTTTCTGTGTGTTTCATGGAATTAGAACGTCAAAATAATGAAGGGCTCCGGCGGTCAATGCGCCGGCAATGAGTAAAACCGAAAGAAAATCAAGGGCGGCTTGCGCCCTCCGAATAATTCTTTCGTCTCGGGTTTTTGTGTGTTTTTTCATGGGTCAAAACCTGGTTTCAAATCGTGCAGCACCCACAACATGGGGCGTCTTCACACCGGCCTTTTGCGTTTCTGTAGAAGGTTTTTTCTCCAAAGCGTATAGAGTTCACTCGGGGCGTGTCGTCTTCGTTTGTGATGTAGGCGGTTCGGGTGTAGGTGTCGAAAATGATTTCATCCCCTTTATTTATTCGGGCTCCAGTGCGTGAGCATATGCCGGCGAATTTTGCTTTCATTAGTTTTTGCATGGTTTAAGCTTTCATTATTTCTATGCGTTTGCGATAACCGGCGGCGTGATCTTGAATCACGATATCTCGGGCGGCTTTGGTGGTGCCGGCGCACAATTGGCAATTGGCGCAGGTGGTTTTTTTGCCGGCTTCTGAACTGGCGGGGCAAATCGTCTCGGCGGCTTGTCGGTCATTGCCCACCGATACCCGAAAAGCTCGCATTCCGTTTAAGTTTGCCAAAGCGGCATCGTCTAAGTTATCGGCGGACGCCATTACTAATTTTTTCCACCGGTCAACGTCAAAGTCTGAGCGTTTCCATTGGTGCGAATAGCCGGTGTGTCCGGCGGCGTCTTTTATGATTTCTTCCCATATGCCCACCGGTGCGGCGAAGGGGTCGCCGTAGGTGCCTAGGCGGACAATGCGACCGGCTAGGGCGGTTTTTATTTGTTCCGGTGTGGCTTTGGTATACCTTCCCCTTTTGTAAGCTTTAAAGACCTGCAAGGGGGCGTGTCCCTTGTTGACGTAACAGGGCGGCTCACCGGTAATTTTTGCGGCCTTGGGTCGGTGCCGGCATGCGCCACAGATCCCAAAATCTTGTCCGGTTTTGGCGGCGGTCACTGGGTCAACGTCCGACCGGATAATGAAGGTTTGCACCATGTTGCCGGTTTTACTGTTTGCACTGCTATTGAGGGCGGTCACGATAACGACAATTGGGCTTTTGTCAATTAAGCTTTTGCCCTCATAGGCGATATATCCGAGCGGGTTCATTTTCTCTCCAATAAAAATTGTTTAAGGGCGGGCACTGATTTACCGGTAAAGCGGGATAAATCGGCGAGGGTCAAATTAGGGTTGTTATCGTAAAATTCGGCGATGGACTGGCGGGCGGCGGCGGTCGATTCAAACCGGTTATAAAGCCGGATAAATAATTCGTCGTCATTGTGAAAGTCGGCGGTTTTAATTGTCCATCCGGCGGCGGTGGCGGCGTCCATAAAGCGGCTCATGTCGTTGTCTTCTTCTAGGTAAACCTTTGCGCCCTTTTGGTATGAAAACCCGCTGATATCGTCTTCAATCCCCAAAGCGATAAGGTCGGAGCGTTTTACTTCAAGCCAACCATGGGAGGGATCACTGTAAAAATTAAGGTCTAGGGTTTTCATAATTTGAAGCTTTCTTTGTGTTCGTTGATTTCATACCCTAAGCCTTGGATTAGGCGGAGGGCTTCGAGGGTGAGGGTTTTAGTGCCGGCAATTTTGGCGAATGCTTGGGCGGTTTCATCTTTGGGGTAAATGACCTGATTGCCATAAATCGTTTTTACTTGGATCGTGATCTTCATGCTGAAACCTTTCGGGCTGATAGGCGGATCTTGTAAAAAGGTTCACCGGTGGTAGTGTGTGCGGTGATTAACTGGCGGCTTGCGTTCAGTTTGGTTGCGATGGTTTCCCAATCTGTCGATGTTCTTTGTTCTTGGATAACGGCGGCTCTGTGGGTGGTTCCGTCAACGGCGGCATGGCCGGCGGCAATCAATACGGCTTTGAAGGTATCTTCTCGGGCTTTCAATTCGGCTATTTGGGCTCGAATATCGGCGAGAGTATCAACGGCATATGTGAGGTCGTCGGGTGTGAATATTTCGGCATTTATCATTTGATTAAAGTCTCTCAGGTTTGACATGGTGTTTTCTTTTAAAGTGTGATTGCGTTTGCTTGTTTGTCGGTTATTTGTCCGTCTCTATGCAAGCCATCTACAAAATCAACGAAGGCGCATCGTGTGTCAATTGGATAGACAAGCTCGGCGGTTTTGTCGCTTGGGTTCCAAGAGTACCGGTAACGGCGGCGGGGCAAATCGGGGAAGGTTTCCCAAAAAAGCTTTTTTACTTCTTTGTGCGTCATTGCGGCGGCTCCTTAAATAGTTTTTGTTGATTCGTGTTTTGTCATTCCGTAGGCGACCCAGATATTAAAGAGGGTGCGAATGCTGATTCCTTCAGACCATAAAACGTAATGAAACCCGAAGAATTTCAAGTTGTCTTTAATTGCGAAAATGCTTGATTGCATGATGTGTTTTCCTTTGATTGGTTTAATGGTTAGCCCCTTTGGCCTTCCATGGGTAACACTCTGACAGGGTAAAACAAGCTTGTCAGTCACTTAGGTGACAGGGTGCAGCATAGGTGCATCATTCAATTTTTAGGGGTAAAAACCGGCTCGCATACCATATAAACCGGCGCCAGGTTGTCGCATTGGTGACAGTTCCGGCTTTGTTCTGTATGATGGGCGGCATTCAATAAAGCGGAGCGGAACAGTATGAAAAGGGCTCAAGTAAGGGAAGCACTAGAACAAGTGCCAATAGACCAAATACTAGGTGTTAAGGGAAAGCTCACACACAAACAGAAAACGTTTGCCCGTTTGGTAGCTCAAGGGGAAACCGGAGCCGGTGCAATGCGTAAGGCCTACGACGTTAAGACCACCCGAGCTAAGACAGTTGGCAATAACGCATCTATGCTAAAAAAGCATAAAGGAATAGCAAGGGAGATAGAAGCTATTCGACTGGCTGAAAGTGCTCGGGCATACCATACGCCCGAACATCTTCGCTCCCTCGTCATTCATTCCTTAGTTAAGGTGATCACAGATCCCGAGAGCAAAGCCGGACAGATTACGGCGGCGGCTAAGGTACTCGGCACAGTCACCGAGGTGGCGGCATTCACCGAACGCAAAGAGATCACGACCATTACATCTAGCACCGAAGCACGCACACAATTGCTAGACAAGCTCCGCACTCTAGTGCATGGCACTGCAATAGATGTGACAGTCAAAGACGCCGATTCTCTATTGGCTGAGCTTGACCCTCCCCCGTTGGCGATCGTCCAGGCTGCCGAGGGCGACCCCCTACCCCCCGATTTGCCAAGTAGGAGTCCCCCCTCACATGTACATAGTATTCCACTCGAAGTGTCAGCAGAAAATCCGGATGTGGATGTTGACTCAAATCCGGACGACCTAAGTGATGATTTTTGGAAAGACCCCCCGTCACCTTTTGAAACAAAATAGGGGTGGGGTATATATATTTTAAAAAACTAAGGGTAAACCCACCCCAATGGTAATATTACCATTGCTTAAAAAATAGGCAACTTATGCTGAGAGAAGCGAAGAAAATGCAGATAGTAATAAATCGAGAGATGATAAGACGGCGGGAGATGAGTTATGACGAGTGTATGGAGAAGAGTATGAGCCCGGTTCAGAAGGATGTTTTTATCATTGTGGATGAGTGGTGGAAGAAGTACGGGTGTAGCCCTACACTACGTCAGATTGCGGATGTGCGTGGGAAAACTGGGATTGGGAATACCAAGGATATTGTGGATAGATTGGTTAAGTTGGGAGTAGTCAAGAGAGTGGCTGGCCGGCGCAGTATTCGTCCTGTGTACATTAACTTTAGGGATATTGAGTAATGGATGACTTAGATAAGCTGTTAGATAAGCTAGATCCGGCTTTGTACGATAAGTTGTTGGATGAGGTGAAGGTTTATCAAGCAGCGGTTGAGAGAGAAAAGGCCCAAGTTAGCTTCATGGAGTACGTGAAGATGATGTGGCCGGGCTTTGTGCACGGGAGACACCACGCCCTGATGGCTAAGAAATTCGAAGCTATCGCTAAAGGTGAGATGAAGCGGGTAATTATTAACATGCCGCCGAGGCATACTAAGTCGGAATTTGCCTCGTACTTACTTCCTAGTTGGTTTTTGGGTTTACATCCGGCTAAAAAGGTGATCCAGTGTTCTAACACGGCTGATCTAGCGGTGGGTTTTGGACGTAAGGTCAGGAACTTAGTAGATTCTGAGCAGTATGCGAGTGTATTTCCAGGGGTTAAATTAAGACAAGACAGTAAAGCTGCTGGCCGGTGGGCTACGAATAAGAATGGAGAGTACTTTGCTATCGGAGTTGGGGGTACTGTGACTGGTAAAGGTGCCGATTTGTTGATTATTGACGATCCGCACAGTGAGCAGGAGGCTGCTTTG